ACCGGCACCTTTGCCGTGCGTGTGTTTACCGCTGCGACTGGCACGGAAGCAACTCCGTTCTCAGCAACTGTCTAATTTTCTTAAAGGAATAAATCATGTCTTACAACATCGAACAAGCCAATAGTGGCTTTCTCTCCCTGACCGCTGCCGGCCTAGCCGAGGGCACTAACAGTGCAACTTTTAAGACTACTAATACTTTGACTTTTACAAGCAATGGTATTTTTAAGTCTAAGGCTGCTACTGACAACTTGACATTCACTGCCGGTACAGCTTTGGCTGCATCACAGGCTTGTCTGTTTGCAGTTTGGATTACCGCTGCCGGAACCGTGTCGACTGTACAAGGTCCTATCAATGCCGCTGGCGATCCATGTCCAGTGCCCGGTCAAGTTACAGCCGGTACAACTTTGGTCGGTTTGATCAAAGTCACTACCAGTTCTGCCGCTACGTTCACGCCAGCTACTACCGACCTGTCTGCCTCTGGCATCACAGCCGCGTACTCTGATTGCATGGACATGCCCGGCTCAGCCCAGTAATTGTTGCCATCTCTCCTAACGGAGGGTTTCGCAGGTTGCCTTCGGGCAGCCTGCTTTTTGGCAGACCGATTTTTTAAACCTAACGGAGAATGAAGATGGCAAAAAAAGAAATAGTCGCAGGCATTGAAATCCTAGACGACACACCAACAGTTGATCCAGTTTCCCAAGTTGTAGGCCTTCGTGAGCTTGCAGCAAGTGAAGCGTTCATGAACGAGATGGTCGAAGTCATGGTGCATGCTAGCACTGACGAAAACCAATCCCCTCATGTGATTCTCAATTGCAACGGAACTAATCAACCTATTCTGCGCGGCGTGCCAATGCGCGTTCGTCGCAAGTATGTCGAAATCTTGGCGCGTATGAAGGAAACCAAATACAGCCAAATAACCCGCAACCCGGGAGCGCCTGATCAGATTGACATGATTGCGCGCCACGGCTTGGCCTATCCTTTTGAAATGCTAAGCGACGAGAACCCTCGTGGCCGTGCATGGCTTTCAAACGTATTGGCTGAACCTGCTTAAACACAAGGCGACCCAGTGAACTATCTCCAGCTTATCAACCGGCTGCGCGTGGAGTGTGGCGTCTCTGGCGCCAGCACGCCGCTGACTACCGTTACTGGTTTGACCGGTGAGTCCTACCGGATGTCAAGCTGGATTAATAGTGCTTGGGTCGATGTGCAAACGACCAAGGAAGACTGGCAGTGGATGCGTAATCCAGTGGAATTCAACACGGTTACGCAACAACAAATTTACACCCCCACCCAAGCCGGTGTGGGGTCTACTTTTGGAAACTGGAAACGTGATAGCTGGCGCGCGTCGTCCGTAGGACAAAACTACGCCGACGAGCAGTTGTTAAACTACATGGACTTCACGACGTTCCGCAACCTGTACATGTATGGGAATATGCGCACGACGTATGCGCGTCCTGTGGTTGTCACGATTGACCCAGATAAGAGCTTGGGCTTTGGCTCAATACCAGATCAACCTTACGTCATTGTGGGCGAGTACTATGTTCAGCCAACAGAGTTTGCCTTGGCCACTGACGCGCCGCCTACTGTGTTTCCTGACCGCTTTCAAATGATGATTGTTTACAGGGCCATGATGTTTTACGGTGGCTATGAATCAGCGCCGGAAGTTTATCAACGCGGCGAATTTGAATTTAAGCGATTGATGAACCGATTGGACATTGATCAGCTGCCAACATTTGTCAGTGGCCCACCTCTTGCTTAAAGAGATCAGATGCCACTGACCACTCCAAAAGTTAATTACGATCTTATCCGCCTCAACGGCGGCTTGGATCAAGTTACCCCAACACTTTCTCTACCCCCGGGTGTTGCGCGTCGTGCTGCCAACTTTGAGTGTTCAATCACTGGCGGCTACACCCGCATTGCTGGCTATGAGCGTTTTGATGGTCGGCCCAGCCCATCGGCTGCTACCTACAACATTTTGGTTTGCACGTTTACAGGCACGGTTACTGTTGGCCAAACGGTTACCGGGTCCATATCGGCAGCTACCGGTAGAGTAATTGCTGTCACCGTTGCGTCGGTGGTTATTACTCGTGAGACCGGGACTTTTGTAGTTAACGATGTTTTAAACAACGGCGCCGGTAATGTGGCCACCATTACGACGGTGCAAGGCGTGTCGGCCGATGGTCTGACTGACGCAACATATCAAAACCTTGCAGCCGACAACTACCGGGCTGACATTACCGCTGTGCCCGGAACTGGTTCAATTCTTGGTGTGGCCTACTACAACGGTGTCTGCTACGCGTGGCGATTGACGTCGATGTACAAATCAACGGCGGGTGGTTGGGTTGCTGTTACGCTTGGCAAAGAGTTGAGCTTTAGCACGGGTACAGCTGCGATCGTAGATGGGAACACCGTCACGGGGGCCACTAGCGGCGCAACCGGCGTAGTGGCTAGGGTTGTATTGCAGTCGGGCACGTTTGCTTCGGGCAATGCGGCCGGCCGACTTATTCTTTCATCTTCTACTGGCGTTTTTACGAGCGGTGAAAATCTTACAGTTGCGGCAGCGGTAAAAGCCATAGCGGGCGGTGCGGCCACACAAATAACGCTTACCACTGGCGGGCGATACGAGACGGTAATTGCCAATTTTGGTGGCGGCACTGCTAACTACAAACTGTATGGGTGCGACGGTGTTAATCGGGCGTTTGAGTTTGATGGCACGACGTTTGTGCCGATTGCAACGGGCATGGCGGTTGATACGCCCAACCACATCACGTTTCACAAACAACATTTGTTTTTGAGTTTTGGTGCTTCTGTGCAATTTTCTGGTTTAGGCTATCCGTATCAATGGACGCCTTTGCTAGGCGCCGGCGAGATTGCGATGAACGCGGAAGTTACCAACTTGTTGGTGCTGCCGGGCGACCAATCAAGCGGTGCTTTGGCCATCTACACACGGAGCGACACATCGGTGCTGTACGGCACAAGCTCCGCAAATTTTAGTTTGTCTACATTTAACAGCGGCACGGGTGCTATTGCGTACACGGCGCAGAACATGGACCAAGCGTATGTGTTGGACGACAGGGGCATTATTAGTTTGGGCACATCACTGAACTTTGGTAACTTTGTGCCAGCGTCGTTGACCATGAACATTCCTAAATTTATTGAGCAGCACCGAGGGCTGGCTGTTGGCAGTACGGTTAACCGAGACAAGGGCCAGTACCGAGTGTTCTTTTCAGACGGAACAGGCCTTTACATGACGATCCTAAACGGCCAAGTTTTGGGCAGCATGCCAATACAGTTTGGGCACAACATCAACTGTTCCGTTGACAGCGAAGCGCCCAGCGGCGGCACGGTCCAGTTCTTCGGTTCGACCAACGGCTTTGTGTACCAGATGGATCTGGGTACGAGCTTTGACGGCGACTTTATTCCGGCCAATATAAACTTGGTTTACAACTCAACAAAATCGCCTCGAATTTTAAAACGTTATCGCAAAGCTGCTGTAGAGTTGTCGGGGGATTCTTACGCCGAAATTCAATTTGGTTATGACCTTGGCTACCGTACAGCAACATTAACCCAGCCCGATGACGCCTCATACCAAAATGACTTGAGATCAAGCTACTGGGACGACATGAGTTGGGACAATTTTGTGTGGGATGGGTCTGACATATCTCCGTCTGAGATTGAAGTTACGGGAACCGCCGAAAACATGGCCATTCGCGTTTCTACAAACTCTGATCTTTTTGAGCCTTTTACGGTGAATAACATTATTGTGCACTACACCCTACGCCGAGGACTTCGATGAGCAATCCGTACTATACCCACACTACCTATCCAACGCCCAACTCGCCGGGCTCATCGGCATCGCTGCGCAATGAGCTAGAAAACATCACCCTTGGTTTTGATTTGTTGCCGACTTTGGCCGCCAACGGTTACAAAGTTGCAATGGTTAATTCCGCAGGTACGGCATTGATTGCTTCAGCGGCTCTTCAAGCCTTGGCAATTACGCTTAGCACTATAAACAGCACGCCTATTGGCGCTTCAAGCCCTAGCACTGGTGCCTTTACTACTGTCAGCGCAACGACCTTTACCGGATCTTTTGTAGGTAATGCGTCGACGGCAACTGCTTTGGCCACGGCCAGAACGATTGGCGGCACCAGCTTTGACGGCACGGCCAACGTCACGTCGTTTCCTGTTCCGGGTGCTATAGGCGGCACAACCCCTAGCACCGGGGCGTTTACCGTTCTTAGCGCTAGCACTTCAGCCGCAGTTACTTCGTCTTCGGCTTCGGCATTTGCTGTGGGACTGACTGGGGCGACTAACCCGGCGTTTACGGTTGATTCGTCTACGGCATCACAAGTGGCTGGACTCAAGGTTACTGGAGCGGCTACGCTAGGAACCGTTGCG